AATCAGTGGTTCGCCACGCTGTGATGGAGTTAGCGATTGCACTGAGGCTGGATCAGTGACCGGAACCGTTGAGTTTGTCGATGTTTCTCTGTCTCGGGTTGCTTGCTCTGCAGAAAAACTGGCATTAACCGCAGCCAACGCAGCAGCATCACCGGGTAATAGAGGGTCCAAGTCTTTGTTGATTCGATCTTCGTTAATCTGATCCAATCTTTCACGTTGCTCTGTCGTCAGTTTAACTGAATCTGAAGCCCTGGGTGGGGGGTCTGGATCAAAAACAGTGTCGGGACTGTTTAATTCCAATTGCGCAGACGTCAGAGTAGTTCTGGCTTGGTTTAATTCTATTCCGGCAACTTTTACTCTATTTTGTTCTCGCTGAACGGCCAATTGAGCATTTAAAATTGACTGGGTATTAGGGGCTGAGCGACTCTGTAGGTCTGCTAGAATAGATTGTGATTGCGCTAATGCTATCTGGGCTTCATTGAGGGTTTGAGTTTTGGCGCGGACATCAGTGGAGGCACGATTAACTGCTTGTTGATATTGTAGACGGGTTGCCATGAATTATATTCCCAGATCAGCGATTAAAGTTTCCTTCTTGGGTATATAGATCTTGACCCCAGATCGAAAATCAAATATGGGATCATCAATACTATTGGGGTTGCGGCTGCGAAAAACCCACCAAAGGGCACTATTTCCATACAAGTCAAATGCCAATAGATCAGGTCTGAACTCATATATTTTGTCAATGGTATACAACACATCATCAGGTTTTTTTGTAACAGGTTGATATTCCAGTATGTCTAAGAAATTACCGTATATCCCGGTGCCGTAATACGGACTACTTTTGCTATATGTAGCTGCCATTAGATAAATCCACCATTGGTTATTAATTGGCCTCGACTAAATTTGGCCAGATCAAAATTTTCATGCATTATTTTTCTGCTGTAGACTGGCTGCACAGTAACCGATATTTGACTAGTAGTGGGCATACGAACTGTTTCTTGTTGAATTGATGTGGTAGTGTTGGTGTTTACTCTAGACCCTGATCCCAGAACTGGCACCTCCAAATAGTCAACTTCACTGACCATGGTGTGACTGAATTGCGTGACTACACAACTAATGTCAGGAAAATAATATCTCCCGTATCCGTTTAATTTAACTAGAGGCGGTGGGTTGCCGGCGTTAGTCTGGCCACCAAAAAACATTTTAGTAGCACTACGGAAAAAATAAATTGCGGCCAATAGATATTGTCCCTCGGCTATATTTTGTACAGTAAAATCACCAGTGATGGTGATTGGTGCAACGTCTGACCCATCGTAGAAATAATTTTTATAGTTACTATGAGTCAATGACTGCTCAGTATATCTGGCATTATTTTGTACAGTTATTGAAGGAACATAGGGGAATATAACGCCGCCATTGGCTGCCAAAATACTTTGTATGGCTGATTCGGTTCCGCGAGTTATACCAAATAATGACGGGTCCGCCAATGTAATACTCACACGCCAATCTTTGGCTCGAGCAGTTGTTGCTGAAGTGTTTACGATGGCATTAAATGCACCGCTGGCTTGGTTTGTGTTGAGACCCCCAGAAATTAATCCAGCATTTAATAAACGATCAGCCGAAGCTGATCCTGTACCAAATAACTTGGATATTCCAGAAAATAATCCAGAACCAGATGTTGAACTAGAAGTTGTATTGGTTGTATCAGTAGCATAGGTACTGGATACCACGTCTCCGCCAGATTCATCAGTGTAAATGGATAATGAAGATCCATCATCAAATAGTTGCTGAGCCATAAAGTATATCCTCTTTGATGTATTTATAGACTTAAATTATGTGCTACTATTATTTGAATAAATACCTTGACACAGTGTTGTATTTTTGCTACAATGGCTGGATCGGAGATTTAACATGAAGAAGGTAAATTACCTCAATAATAAGGATATTCTTAAGGAAATCCACAAAAGTAAAATAAGTTATTGTAGTTACCCCAATCCAGAAGATCACGCATACGATATGATCTTGCCCAGTTTAAGTAAAATTAATAAGAAAAATATACTGGAGGCTCGCAGAGCCCGTGCTGAAAGGCTGGCTAAGTTGGCGCTGGAAGAGGCAGTGTTGCGTGGGGAAAAGCGAAAACTAGACGAATTTGAGATTAAACTCAGAGACGTCTCTGATACTGACGTAGTGTTTCGCATTATGACCTGGGATCATGTTCCAATTGATGATGCTAAAACCAAAAAAGCTCGTATGGCTGCACTGGACATTGATGATATTGAAGATCCTCTGATTACTGAATACGATGAAGAAGATCTAACACATACCAAGTATGTTAAAGTCAATTTTCCACCTTTTCATCACTATAAAGTGGACTCAGAAGGGAATTCTATCCTAGTGGGCAAGAGCCACTGGCAAGGTGACCTAGAGACTGGACATTTTAGCAAAGACCACGGTCAGATGACCAACAAGTTGGCACACATGTTCATGAAACTATGTGAACGGTATGCTACTCGTAGTAACTGGCGTGGTTATACTTACAACGATGAAATGCGCAGTCAGGCCCTGCTTCAGCTGGCACAAATTGGTTTACAGTTTGATGAAAGCAAATCAGCTAATCCATTTGCTTACTACACCGCGGCCATCACCAATAGTTTTACTCGTGTGTTAAACATTGAAAAGCGAAATCAAAACTTGCGTGACGACATCATGGAGATGTCGGGATTAACGCCATCTTATACAAGACAAAATTCTGGGGGTGGAAGTTACGGTGGTGGGCATGATTCCGACGATTGAAGATAAATAATAGCGTAGGCCACGATATTCGAGTATCCGCCTACTCTAACATTGAAAGGAATGCCAGCCATGTATTTACACTTTTATGTCTATGCCTATCTGAGAAAAGACGGGACTCCATACTATATCGGTAAGGGGAAAATTAACAGAGCATTCGAAGATCATATATGGCACAAACCACCAAAAGATAGATCTAGAATTATTTTTCTCGAGACTGGTCTGTCAGAGATAGGCGCTCTTGCTATTGAACGTAGATTCATAAGATGGTACGGTCGAAAAGATATCGGTACCGGTATATTACGTAACCAAACTGATGGCGGTGATGGGCTGACCAATCCATCAGCCGAAACACGCAAAAAAATGTCCAAATCTAGACAAGGAAAATGCGTAGGTGAGGATAATCCGTTCTATAATAAAAAACATTCCGAAGAATCATTATTAAAAATTAGTGTGAATAGAAAGGGGAAAGGGCTTGGTCCATTTTCCCAAGAACGCTGTGATAATATATCGATGTCGTTGAAGGGTAAACCAAAATCAGCTGAATGGTCGGCGGTTGCTAAACAAAATCGGACTAAACGGCCCTGGACTGACTCTCGAAAAAATGCTTGTACTAAAGTAATGACACCAGCTGGGATATTTGAATCTATGTCTGCCGCTGGCCGTTATTTTGGCGTTATAGCTTATAGAATAAAAACAAAAATTACTGATTACTATCTAATAAAATACGGCAAATAAAGCCATAACATTTGATATCAACAGCTCATGCTGTTATACTAGGATCTATGTCTAATTTATTTAAGAAAGCTGCGATATTCACGGATATCCATTTTGGGCTCAAATCCAATAGTACACTTCACAACGATGACTGTCTGAACTTCATCAAGTGGGCCACAACCAAGGCCCGATCCGAAGGCTGTGAGACCGCTATGTTCCTGGGCGACTGGCACAACAATAGAGCTTCCATAAATATTGTTACCCTTAACTACAGCCTGAACGCACTAGAGCATCTGAATGACAACTTTGACCATGTTTTCTTTATTCCTGGTAATCACGACTTATATTATCGCGATAAGAGGGATGTTCAAAGCGTGGCGTGGGCAAAACATCTTAAGAATATTACTATTGTTAACGATTGGTTCACTACTGGAGATGTCACTTTTGCTCCTTGGTTAGTGGGCGACGATCATCGTCGCATCAAGAAATTATCCGGCAAGTATATGTTTGGGCATTTCGAACTACCAGGTTATCTGATGAACGCCATGGTGGAGATGCCAGAACACGGTGAGTTACGTCGAGACGACTTTGTGGGATTTGAGCATGTGTACAGTGGGCATTTTCACAAACGACAGACCAAAAAGAATATCACATATCTGGGCAACTGTTTCCCACACAACTATGCCGATGCTGGCGACGATGATCGCGGGTTGATGATATTGGAATGGGGCAAGCCACCAGAATATCATAGTTGGCCAGACCAGCCCAGGTATCGCGTGTTTCAGTTATCAGATGTTCTCAAGCACACTGAAAAAATGTTGCAGCCAGGTATGCACATCAGAGTCAACTTGGATATTGACATCAGCTACGAAGAAGCCACATTTGTCAAAGAAACATTTATTGATACTTACCAGCTCAGAGAAATTACACTGATACCTGCAAAAACTACTGATCTTACTGACTATGAAATTCAGGGCAATATCGATTTCGAGTCTGTTGACACTATTGTGACTAAACAACTGAGTTCCATCGACAGCAATCAATATAATCCCAACTTGCTACTTGATATCTACAGGAACCTTTAATGTTTCGTATTAAAACTTTGACTGTTAAAAACTTCATGAGTGTGGGCAATGCTACACAAGCTGTGGATTTCAATCGTAATGACCTGACATTAGTATTGGGTGAAAACCTGGACCTGGGCGGTGACGATAGTGGTGCTCGCAATGGAACTGGTAAGACCACTATCATCAATGCCTTGAGTTTTGCTTTCTATGGCAATGCTCTGACCAACATCAAGAAAGATAACTTAATCAATAAAACCAATCAGAAGAATATGATGGTTACCATCGATTTTGAGAACGATGGGCAGAACTATCGAATCGAGCGTGGGCGTAGGCCCAGCATTATGAAATTTTGGGTTGGTGATCATGAGAAAGAAATTACCGATGATGCACAGGGTGATAGTCGTGAAACTCAGTCAGAAATAGAACGTATGCTGGGCATGAGTCATGACATGTTCAAACATATTGTTGCACTGAATACCTACACCGAACCGTTTTTAGCCATGCGAGCCAATGACCAGCGGGTGATGATTGAACAATTACTGGGCATTACTTTGCTTAGTGAGAAGGCTGAAAATTTAAAAGAACTGAACAAAACAACCAAGGACGCTATTACTGCTGAAGAGTTTCGCATCAAAGCAGTGGGTGATGCTAATAAGCGTATTGAAGAACAAATTGAAGGCCTTAAACGTCGCCAGATTCTGTGGCAAAATAAACATGCTGAAGATTTACACAAGCTGGAAACAGCATTAACACAATTACGGACCATTGATATTGATGCTGAGGTACAATCGCACAAAAATCTCACTGCATATAACCAGAAACGCAAGGACATTAACGATTTAACAACCATGTCTAAACGTGCTGCTGTTGATGAGCAGCGCAGTCAAAAATTGATTGAAAAATTAAAACAGGAAATTACAGATTTAGAAAATCACAAATGCAGCACTTGTGGCCAAGATTTGCATGATACTAAACATGAGCAATTGTTATCAGAAAAACAGAATTCTCTAAAGGAAACAGCGTTACAGGCACTTAGTGACAACGGGCAATGGATAGAATTGCTGGGTGCTTTACAGGAACTAGGAGAGCTTGGCGCTCAACCCAAAGTGTTCTACGATAAGGAAGAGGATGCTATTCATCATCGGAGCACATTAGCCAACTTATATCAACAGATTGAATCTAAACGTACTGAAGAAGATCCTTATACTGAACAGATTTTAGAAATGCAGACACAAGGTGTTGAGGAGATTAGCTTCAACACTATCAATGATCTGACCAATGTCAAGGATCATCAAGAATTTTTACTTAAACTATTAACCAACAAGGACAGTTTTATACGTAAGCGTATTATTGATCAGAACTTATCTTACCTAAATGCCCGTCTGGGACAATATTTAGATCGTATTGGACTGCCGCACACTGTGAAGTTCAACAACGATTTAACTGTGGCCATTACTGAACTGGGTAGAGATTTAGACTTCGACAACTTATCCCGTGGTGAACGCAATAGATTAATTTTATCGTTAAGTTGGGCGTTTCGAGATGTCTGGGAAAGTTTATATCAGCCGATCAATTTATTGTTTATTGACGAGTTAGTTGACAGTGGTATGGACAGTTCGGGTGTGGAGAACAGTCTGGCCATCCTGAAAAAGATGAGTCGTGATGCCAATAAGAGTATCTGGCTAGTATCACACAAAGACGAGCTGGCTGGACGAGTAAATAATACATTACATGTAGTTAAAGAAAACGGATTTACTACTTACAATACTGATGTCGATATCATTTGATCATTATCCAGTTAAAGTTTTGCACTTGGAATCAACTACAATGTGCAACGCTGCCTGCCCACTGTGTCCTAGAGAAAATCCCAGTAGATTTAACAAAGAAACTGACTTACGACACTTGTCTGTTGAAAAAATTAAAGAACTGTTTAGTGTAGAATTTATTAAAAATCTTGACAAAATGTTCATGTGTGGCAACTACGGAGATCCGGCAGCCGGACCGCATACTTTAGAAATTTATCGATATTTTCGAGAAATTAATCCTAGTATAGTGCTGGGAATGAACACCAATGGTAGTTTACGCAACACTGAGTGGTGGGTTGAAGTAGCTGAAATTTTATCTGAACCAATGGATTTTGTTATTTTTAGCATAGATGGTTTGCAAGATACCAATCATTTATACCGCGTTAATACTCGATGGGATAAAATTATAAAAAATTCCACAGCATTTATACAAGCTGGGGGTAATGCACACTGGGATATGCTAGTATACGATTATAATTCACATCAAGTTGAACAAGCACAGTCATTGGCCAAAACCTTGGGATTCCGTTGGTTTAGAGCAAAAGTTAGTAATCGTAAAAACAACATTCCCTGGTTACAACCACCCAAAGGGTGGACTCCACCAACACCAAATATCGGACCAATATCGTGCCACGCAGAATCTGAACAGAGTTTATACGTAAGTGCAGAGGGGGTGGTTCATCCCTGTTGTTTTTTAGGACACGCTGACGGTGCCACTGTGGATCAATATGCAACTTTAAAATCCGGCTGGAATACACCTGATTGTCATTCCAGATGCAAATTGGTGTGTTCTACTAATAAAAATCAGACGCAGTTTAGTAAGCAGTGGCGAATGGAAACCCAACTTTAAATGTCCGACTTATTAATTATCACCGCACCGTTTACCTATACGTTTGGGCCCAGTCTAGGCCCAGCGTTATTAAAGGCCTGTGTGCAACGTGAAGGATTTTCATCCACCACTTGGGACATGAGTGCTGATTTTAATTTTAATTATCAAAATCACACCAATTATGCTGCAATAACGTCCTGGATGCAATCACCAGAATTAAATTTATCTGCGGATGAATTCTTCTGGTATACTAATATAATCGCAGAGTATGCTCGCAAAATTGTAGAAATTTATCAACCTGGTGCTCTGGCAGTTTCAGTATTGACTCAAAATAGTCAACGATTTGCTGAAGATTTATGTTATCATGTTAAGATGTTAAGCAGCGATATTAAAATTATTCTAGGTGGTAGTGGGTTGGACATTTTTTTGTTCCAACACCAGCTTCGATGGTACGAACTGATGTTATCATCGGGATTGGCTGACTGTGCTGTATTGGGTGAGGGAGAATATGCTGTTGGTGAAATTTTAAAAAACAATAGTACAGGAATTATAAAAGTTCCGCAATTAACTAACCAACAGCTCAATGATATTCCAGTGCCCGATTATAGCGACTATGATTTTTCCCTGTACCCTGAAACTTTGCGGAGTTACTGGAGTGCGAACATGGATGTTCGCACAGAATCGTCCGGTCATGTTTTTTTAATAACTGCTAGCAAGGGGTGTGTTAAGAACTGCAATTTTTGTGATGTTGGTAAGATTTGGGATCGTTTTCGATATCGCAGCGGCACACAAGTAGCCAACGAAATGATTGAATTGCATCAGAAATACGGAGCAACTTATTTTAGTTTTACTGACAGTCTGATAAATGGCGGTCTTAAACCGTTCTGGGAACTCAATCATGAACTGGCCACCCAGCTTCCTGACACTATAAAATACGAGGCACAAATGATTTGTAGATCCCAGCGGGATATGCCTGAAAAGTATTTTGAGGCCATGGCACGTGCCGGATGTCATCGTGTGCAAATTGGTATGGAATCAGGCAGTGAGAGAGTCCGTATACACATGGGCAAGGGCAGCAGTTCTGATGATGTTAACTACACCACTAGTATGTTAATTAAGTATAATATACACCAATCTTGGAATATTATTGCTGGATATCCCACAGAAACTGATGCTGATTGGCAAGAGACCATTCAGATGATCCAATATTGGATCCCACGTAGCGATGGATTATTAAAAATAGCCCCAATAAATACATTCTTGTTATTGGATGGTGTTCCAATGACACAAGATCAGAAATTAATTGATCACTTTCAGATAGAATCTGAAATTATCAATGGATATTCATCATTTGCCTGGGTCAGTGCAACTAACCCTACTAATACATTCGCTGTTCGTGCTCAACGATTTATTGACCTTTGCAATATGTGCATTGACTTTGAATCAGACCCGGATCAGATTACTAATCTAAAAAGAAAAATTGCTAACACCCAAAAACAATTAGAGTGGTTTCATAATGCCAAACACAAAAAAGTTTTCAATATTATTCAAAATTAAAGAGCATTGCTTGCCCAACAAAAACCCTAAATATCGTTTGTGGCTGGATGGCACGTTGACTGATTCTATAACTGAGTGCTCTTTCGGTCCACACCAGATATCTATCGAGCTGTTAAACAAAGAACCCAATGATACTATAGTTGGTCCAGACGGTGCTGTGTTACAGGATTTAGCAGTAGAACTATTGGAATTAGTAGTCGACGGAACTGATATTTCACACCATGTCAAGCACCATGCCATATATTCCACTGCGGATGGATTTGAAAAAACATATGGCTATATGCATAAAAACGGAACCATTATTTTTGACTTTACATGTCCTGTATTTTATTATTTAAGAAATTTGCAGACAGTAATAACATAGCATAAGTAACAGATGACATGGTATTATCAAGGATCACTGGTTGAACAACTGCCCGAAGATTGTGTAGGGTTTGTGTACTTGATCACCAACAATCTCACTGGCAAAATGTATGTGGGCAAAAAGCTGGCAAAGTTTGCCAAAACCTCGTATAAAACTATAAAATTAAAGAACGGCAACAAGAAAAAGAAAAAGATCAGAAGCAAAATTGACTCAGATTGGCAAGAATATTATGGCTCCTCAACTGAACTAACTGAAGACATCAACTCCCAAGGCCCCGACAAATTTACCCGCCAGATACTTTACTATTGTAAAAGCAAGGCAGAGTGTTCATATATAGAAGCACGTGAACAATTCAGCCGTAGAGTACTGGAATCAAATGATTATTATAACGGACAGATCAGCGTCCGTGTCCATGGCTCGCACATTAAAAACAAGCTCTAAGCTCAGCATACACAGAACCCTTGAAGCAGTATTAGACTAGCACAGGTCAACATCGTGTGCCTACGACAACCGGATAATAACGGGGACGGAAGACTTGCCGCTGCCGCAAGCACTCAGCAACTATCCTTGACAGGACGTAGATTGGATATGCCTACATACAACCAATTTTGCTGTTTGAAAAGAATCAAGACCAAGGCTAAAAGATTGGAGCTCTGTGAAACAGATACAACTCCTGGCTCATGTAACACTGGCTAACTACAGTTTATATGGGTACCGTCGTAATGAAGGCTAGGGTAAGAGGTACAGGATGACCGCCTCTGTGTAGAAATATAAACCCTTTTGGTTAGTGATTGTGCTACTCGGATGAAGTCCACAAAAATTTTTCGCCTGTTCATCAGGCGAAGTATGACTGATTAATCTGGATGAAGCATTAGAACTACGTCGAATTAAAAAATGTTGTCGAGTGTTAACGAAGACAACAGATGGACGTAGTCCATCTTAGAAGAATGGCATGCCACTCTTTTTCGTATTCTCGATATTATCTTTAATGATCTCGTTTACTGCTTGCTTCTCTTCGAAGCTGAGATTAAGGGCATCGCTATAGGATAGTCCTCCTCTCATCCACCAGGTCATACGCAATGCTTCCTGTTTAATGGCTCTTGACTCCCCCTCATATTGATCTATTAATTGAGTGATGGCGTCGGTATCTAACGTCAGGAGCCTAGATCGAAAAAACTTGCGTAATCAAATGTCATTGTGATATTGAATGGTTCATGGCAGCTTTCACAGTTTACATTTACTGGTTTAACATTAGCTACCACAGCCAATTCATCAAGTTTTTGTTGAACCAACCTGGTTATCACACTAGCTGAGTTTTCATAAAATTCTCTAATAAAATTAACATCATCCACTATATTGCCGTCAGCAGTTTCAATAAATGCTGTGCTGTTGGTAATACCATCCAGAGTTAATTTTTCCAATTTTTGCATACTGTCATTGAACATTCGCTCTCGTGCAACAGTGTCCATGTCATCATCAGTTAATAAATTTAGAATTCTTTGTTCCTCAAATCTGATCTGATTACTCTGATTTACAGTGAAGTAGAATTGTGGTTTTAATGAGATTTTAAGATCACCACAGTCCACGGGTTCATTGAAGTCAGGGCACTTGATGCTGTCATTGATTACACGCAGGTCCAGAGCGTATTCGTTCTCCTCCTTGCAATGTGGGCAAGTGCTATTGAAGTCCATTTTGTGTCCGTAGCTGGCAATTCTAATGGCTATCAGTACCGTATCAACATCAACTCCGGGCAT